TTTCTCTCCTTCAGTATCGTTCAGGGCAAACTGCGCCGAGAACGCAGTGTAGTTTACATTGTCGATGTAGTTATCAGCAAGCTTAGGGTTTGCGCGGCGTCTCCGCAGTTTCACCATCTCCATGATGGTCGTGACGTCATAAGGCGTGATCTCCTTACCAAGAACCATCGACGCCATTTTTGCTGTGTCTGTGAACATCTCCTCAATGTCGCCATAATTGGCGCCACGATCGTTCAGGGTTTCGGCTGCTTTGTAGAGCACGTCTTTGTGGTTCATTGTTTTCTGTCCCATTGTTTGATTTTTCCGACGTATCGGTGGTTGAGGGCGATCAGCCCATGGCTTTTGTACGCTTTAGTAACTGGGTCAGGGTAAAACTCTTCGACGATGACGAAGTCATAGTTCATGAGCACATGCACGAACTCTTCAAGAGATTTGGCTGGGTGTTCAATGATCAGTCGGTGGATCGGCTCACTGACTTTATCAATGCCGCCCCTGGTCGGCATGTTCATGATGATTTCAAAACGCATTTGGACTCCTTTCTGGGGAGGGGGCGCCCGTAGACGCCCCCAATTTGATCAACCGAAGTCTTCGTCCTCAGCCATCGCAGGCTCAGGCGAGCGAGCAGTTGGCGCCGACGCACGAGAAGACCCTGTAGAAGGCGGCACTGCCTTCACCGCAGGCGCAGGCTCAGGATCAGATCCACGAGCGTTGGGACCAAGATCCTTCGGCCTGTCAACCCAAGCAGTGATCTCAAAGACCGGGCGATAGTTGGTGGATTTCTTGGCGCCCGAACCGCTCTCAATGGGAATGGTATCAGCCAGGGCGACCACAGGGAGCTTGCCAGCGTTATCCTTCACGCCAGTCAAGTATTCGTCGTGCAGCTTTTCCATACTCGCCAGAAACGCTCCTGACGTGCCTGCAAGCTCACGGCAATCGCTACCGCAATCCTTGCCAAGCCTCACACTCATTCTCATGCCCTGCTTGTGGTTTTCAGAAGGGCAAGCAGGCAGCGCAGTGCCGAGCGGAACCATGACGAAGTCAGGCGCCGAACCAGTGGCGAAGTTAATGTAGCCGACCTCGACATTCTCAAAGTCAAAAACAGCCTTGAACTTCTTGGTGATGTCCACAGGCGTCGAGATGCCGTCTACCTTATCGACACGAAAGACGCGCCCAGCGCGGGCGTCGTACTTGATGATCGGCAGGAAGTTCTTGCTGCCGGTGTTGATGTTAAGACCTAAACCCATATCTGTTTTCCTTCTACCAGATGCGTCTGTCTGGCCAGACGCTTGCCTTCGCCCACATGGGCAGAACTCACAGACCCCACACCTCAAATGCCGCTTGGCGCGCGAGAGGATCTGAAAAATAGAAACTGTCGGTGTCAGGCACCACCAAGGACGCCAGCACCTTCGGGTCGTCGCTGATCGCAAGGAACCTTTGGATCGTAAAGGCGACACGCTCCAAGGCCTGCACATGCTCCCTGACGTTCTCAAGCTTGTATGTCGCCACCTTCTTCGGTGTGATGTAGGTCAGCCGGGCGTCGATGTTGTCGCCGAGGCAGGCGGCATACAGAGCCACCTGACGAGCATGATTGACCTTGATCTTCGACGGCAGGGCGTGGGTTGTCTTCAAATCCAACAGAATCCCGTGCTCTTCCCACGCCACGTCATAGAAACCAATGATCGGCACAGCGAGGCCTTCAACGTCCCACGAGATCTTACCCTGCGTCGATGACGGCTTCCCATAAGAGGAAAGCTCGGCCATAGCCTGCTTGACCATCTCAGGGACGGCCTCAGCCTCCTTCGCCCTGCGTGGATCCCCGCTCAGTGACGTCAGGCGGCTGAATGTATCTTGCGCGATCTTAATGCCATCAGACGTGCTGAGATCGTTCAGAAGCGCCTGCACGACGCCATCTTCCACCGCCGTCCCTCGGTGTGCGGCGGCGCCCACCTGTGACCGTTTGCCCATCAGACGCTCAAGCACAAACGAGGCTGGAGAGCCTATGAATGTGTTGCAGGCGCTGGGGGAGAGATGCTGAATGCCGTAGGCTGCGAAGGGATTAGTTGGACTGCTCATGTGATTTGCTCGGTTGATCTGATCCTGAGGCTGGACGAGTCGCGGAGATTCGTCAACCCTAAAATTTCACCATTCACAGATTGACACGTTGGAATTTTTGTCCAAGTCTGAGTGGATGAGCAAATCACAAATCGACTGGGACATAATCGACACCTACGCCGAGTTGAAGGGTGTCTCCTACTGGGCTCGCCGTAAATGGCGGCAGCGCAACCATGTGCCACACAAGTGGCGGATCGGCCTTGTCTGGTGGTCCGCTGGGCGCATCAGCCTCAAATGGTTTCAGGATATGGATAAGCAAAACCGGAGGAAAGCGGCGTGATCTACATCGGCATCGACCCAGGCCTGAATGGCGCCATCGCATTCCTCGACACCGAGAAGGGCCACCTGTCTGTCATCGACATGCCCGTCCTTGAGATCCAGCGGAATGGAAAGACCAAGAAAGAGGTGAGCCCTCACGGCCTCGCCAACATTTTTATAGCTGCCGGGCCTGTGAACCATTCCGTCTTGGAGCGTGTCGGGGCTATGCCCGGTCAAGGCGTCAGCTCTGTTTTTTCCTTCGGGCGCAGCGTCGGCCTTGTCGAGGGTGTCCTGTCCGCTTGCCAGATCACTGTCAGCATCGTCACCCCGCAGACGTGGCAGAAGGCGGCTGGCGTCCGTGGCGGCAAGGATGGATCTCGCCAGCGGGCGATGGAGCTGTTCCCCAACTACGCGGGCCTGTTCGCCCTGAAGAAGCACGATGGCCGCGCTGATGCGGCCTGCATGGCTTGGTATGCAGCAACGAAGTGAGCCCAATGAGACCAGAAATGTCATTTGATCCAGAGTTCGCCGACCCGACGGAATGGGCGAAGATGTATCGCGAGCTCGGCCTTCAGGTCGTGCCAGCCATGCGCCCCTCAGAGCACAAGACACAGTGGAAGCGCCCAGCCCTCCCCAAGTGGCGAGAGCTCGAGCACGAGCTCGCCCCAGACTTCACCTTTGAGCGCTGGTATGGCGACAATGGTGAGCACGCCAGGCGCTACAACATGGGCGTCATTGCTGGCGCCTGCTCGTCAGGCGTCTTCGTCGTCGATCTAGATTTGCACAAGAATATTCGCGCGCAGGCTTGGTGGGACGAAATGTCGCACATGGCCACCAATGCAGGCGACCTCGACACGGTCGAACAGGAAACGGGCGGCGGTGGCGTTCAGTTGTTCTTTCGGGCGCCGATAGGCTGGATCCCGCCGACCTGCAAGACGTCGATCGGTGTGGACATCCGTGGTCAGGGTGGTTTCGCCATGATGCCGCCCTCGATGCACGAAAGCGGCACAGCATACCACTGGAAGGAGGGTCGCGAGCCGTGGACCCTTGAAATCGCCACAGCGCCCCAATGGCTCTGCGACCAGATCAACACCCTAGCTCAGGAGCATGGCGGCTCCAGTGGGGCGACATCAAGCCCGGCGCAGCGCACCAGCAGCCCAGGCACGTCAACAGACGCCTTCGGGCGCATTGTAGACGGGCGCGAGGAGCACATGACCAGAATGGTCTGGGCCCGCGTCGTGCAGGAATACCGTGAGTCCCCGATCATGCCCGGCCAGGCCGAGCAGGACGAGATGATGCGGGAGCTGTTCTCCAAATACGAGCGCGCCGCCAAGTCCCGGATCGTCGAGCGCGGCACACCGAACCACATCCTTCTGGAGCGCGAGGGCCGAGGCATCACCCTCTTCAAGCAGAAGTGGAAGCACGCCTTCGATCAGTGGGACGGCAAGGTCAAGGAACACGCAGGCGCCCCTCCCCCGCCGAAGGATAAGCCCCAGCAGTCATCATCAGGCCAGCGACAAGCTGGTCAATCTCAGGCGGAGGCCGAGCCAAAGAGCGAGGCCGACGCCAATGCAGAAGATCCGGGCGCCGAGTTCCGTGAAGACTTCAACCTCTTCGAGCTCTTATCTGTGACAGCTATCAAGAACCTACCCGACCCTCAATGGCTTGCCGAGGGCATGATCATCGATCTCGGCCTTGGATTCTTTTTCGGGCCACCGGGTGGTGGCAAATCGTTTGTCGTTCAAGGCTTCGCTCTATCTGTAGCCTGCGGGCTCAAGGAGTGGTTTGGTCGCAAGATCCTGCGCAATGGCCCCGTGATCTACATCAGCAGCGAAGGCGTCAGCGACTTCAAGTTCCGCCTCAAGGCGTGGGAGAACCACCTCGGCGTGAAAGCGGACGATGCGCCCTTCTACCTGATCAGGCAGACCATCAACTTCATGCTCGACACAGATGTTGACAAGCTTCTGCGCACCATCACCACCCTCTGTGAGCAGCTCGGCGAACTCCCCGTCATGATCGTCGTGGACACCGTCTCCCGCGTTCTCCCCGGCGCCGACGAGAATTTACAGAAAGACATGACGCTCTTCATCAAGGCCTGCGACGAGGTGCGCCAGACCTTCAGCGCCACAGTCGCGGGCGTTCACCATACATCCCGCAACGGTAACCTTCGCGGATCCACCGTCTTCGACGGCGCCGGAGACTTCCTGTTCGGGATCGAGCGCGACGAAGGCGACATGATCGGAACAATGACGGCCAAGAAGATCAAAGCGGCTCAGGATGGGTGGAAGCAGGCCTTCGAACTGCTCGAGGTGCCTGTCGGAGACATCAAGGGGACCAAGAGCCTGGTGGCTGTGGCGTGCGAACAGAGGGCGCCTGAGAAGTCAGCGCTGCCCCCGAAGGACGTGTGCAGGAAGATCCTAGCCGACATTTCAACAGCATGGGCGCAAGGCAAGCCGTGGTCTTCTATGCCCCAGACGAAGGCCAAGGGACGGTATGCCCCATCCCTCATCAAGACTCGTCACGGCGTCCCTGAGAAGCTTGCTGTGCTACTGATCCAGACATGGCTAGAGAACGATGTGCTGATTTCTGAAATGTGCGACAAGTCAACCAAAATGCAGGGTCTCAAGGTAATAGGGAGCATAGATTAATGTTGAAGGTTTTATCGCTGGGGGCTGGCGTTCAGTCCACTACGCTGGCGCTGATGGCCAAATTTGGCGAGGTCGAGATGCCAGACTGTGCCATCTTCGCTGATACGGGCGCTGAGCCCGAATCAGTTTACAAGCATCTGCACAAGTTAATTGCTGAGCTTCCGTTTCCTGTTCACATAATCAGCGCTGGCAACATCCGCGACGATCTGATTAAGGGCACGAATACGGGTGGCTCAAAGCGCTTTGCGTCGATTCCCTTTTTCATGGACCAGGGCAGCAAGGGGATCGGTATGGCTCGTAGGCAATGCACCTCTGAGTACAAGATCAAGCCGATAGACAGAGAGCTCAGGTCATTGCTTGGATATGGTCGGAGGGCTCGTGTGCCAGCAAAGTCGGTTGAGGTCTGGATCGGCATTTCGACCGACGAGGCCATCCGCATGAAGCCCGCAGCGACTCAATGGAAGGTGAACCGCTGGCCGCTGATTGAGCTCGGGATGAGCCGGGCAGCTTGTCTTGAATGGATGACCCAGCACGGTTGGTCGGCGCCAAAATCCTCCTGTACTTTTTGCCCGTTCCGCTCTGACGAAAGTTGGATCAGCATGAAGGCGACCGATCCGGCCTCTTTTGCGGACGCTGTTGGGGTGGATAAGGCGCTCCGCTCAAACGGTGTTATGGGAACCTTTAAGGCCGTCCCATACATCCACAGAAGCTGCAAACCGCTCGCCGAAGTTGATCTCAGAACCAACGCGGAAGTCGGCCAGCCGGACCTGTTCATGAACGATTGCGAGGGCATGTGCGGGGTCTAAAACGACCGAACCACCCTTGCGGAGGTTGCGGAGGTCTCTCTCTAAGTCATTGAAACTATTGAACGGAAGTGTCTACGGAGGTTGCGGAAGTCTAAAACTCAAGTGTTTGAAATCATTGAAGAAAACATACGGAAGTTAACGGAGGTTGAACCCCTATACTTCGTATAGGGTGGCGGGCCTCCGCCGCCACCCCGAAGTAAACAAGTCGGTCACACGAACTGAGCAAAAGGAGCACAACATGGCTGATGCGATTGCAAAACCCGGCAAGCAACAAAAGCACAACTTTGGCATACCTGTCGCAAGGATGGACCCGCCGCCATGGCAGACGACGGTCGGGATGTTCATCAGCGGGCAAGCGGAGGTGGACGAGCTGGACCTCGTGGCGATCGAGATGGAGCGCAAGTGGGGCGTAGGGCGGTTGAGGCTCCTGGTGGACACGGTCATGCGGGAGAAGTTCGACCGGCAGCGCTACCTGCTCAATCAGGCGCTGTGGCATGGCGAGCTCCAGGACGTGATCACGCAGGCTCGGAGGATGATCGCTGCCTGGCGCGCTCTGGATCGGGCTGCGGTGGCCGCTGGCAAGGCGGAGCTCGACACCGAGGTTTGGGAGGTGGCTATGCCCAGCGGGGCTGTGGCGGCAATCGTCAGGGATCCGCACCAGGCTGGTAAGGTTGCGGCGCAGGATCGCGCCGTCAGGGTTTACACGCTCGATGAGATCGGGCGCCTGATTGAGGGTTTCCCAGAACTCCTCGCCGCCAAGCAGGTCTTCCCCGGCGCGACAGTCGAAAGGGTCAAGACGAGGGTGGGAGATCCGCTCGACGCCGTCCCTGACTCCAAGGCGCCGATCGACGACGTCATGCCTTTTTGAGGATCCAGACCATGGCCGCCTACTACAACGAAATCGAACCCTATGCCGCCGAATGGCTCCGCAACTTGATCAAAGCAGGACATATCCCCCATGGCGAAGTCGATACCAGGTCAATTGTCGATGTGGAGCCTGATGACCTCAGAGCCTTCACCCAGTGCCACTTCTTCGCCGGGATCGGAGGGTGGGGGCTCGCCCTCCGACTCGCTGGATGGCCAGACGACAGGCCAATCTGGACCGGCTCGTGCCCGTGCCAACCCTTCAGCGAAGCAGGTAAGGGGCTCGGCGTCGAAGACCCCCGACACCTCTGGCCAGCTTGGTTCAAGCTTATTGCCACCTGCCGACCTTCAATCATTTTTGGAGAGCAGGTTCCTGAAGCGGTTCGTCACGGGTGGCTCGACGCCGTGTGCGATGACCTTGAAGCGGAAGGTTACTCCGTCGGGGCGGCGGTTCTTCCAGCTTGTTCCGTTGGAGCGCCGCATCTCCGCGACCGGCTCTGGTTTTTGGCCGACGCCTCGGGCCAGTGGAGGGAGCCTGTCAGGCGGCAGCAACTCTCGGAAGGCTGCGCTCAAGCGAGGGCAGTACCTCAGTGGGAAGCTGAACCCGGCGTGGATCGGATGGTTGATGGGGTACGGAACCGAATGGCACTTGTTCGCGGATTTGGAAACGCCATCGTCCCGCAAGTCGCAGCGGAAGTCATAAGATCGTTTCTTGACGCTGAGGAGGCCGCCTGATGGCCTCTGGCATAAAAAAGGCCCGGAGGTAGCTTCGGGCCGAGAAAGGCGTCAGTGAGGCTATGGAGGCCAAGGAAGGCGCATCCAGTAATCTGGGTGCATCTCTATCCCGTTTGCTTCAAAGAACCCGTAGGGCTTGTCGCTCCACGCCACGACATCAATGTAGTCACCCTGAGAGGCTAGTATTTCGGTTCCGTCCTTGGGCGCCGTAGCAATCGGCATCCATTTCGCGATAAACCATTTCCTTTGCTTTTTGCGCAGGGATGGCTTCATGGTTTCATGCAGGTGAAGATCGAAAAGCTCCAGAATTTCCTCAGTTTCTCTTAGGCTGCCGGACCCAAAGTTCGGAATGCGAAGCAATTCTGCCCTTGTGCGGGCGGCTATGTCGCCAAGCGTGTCAAGCCCCTGCTCTACAAAACAATTTCTGAGCCTTTTGCTCATGTCCACGTCTTCAATGAGTATATTTTTGTGCTGCTTTTCCAAGGTCTTTCTCCGTTTTGTTAAAGATAAGCTTTAAGCTTCTCGGCCAGCCAAGACTCGTCAATCTTGCCCTCGGCAAGGGCTTGAAGCAGGAGCTCAGTGGATCTGGGCAGGGGGCGCACGCCCATGATCCAATTGAAGACCGACCTGGTCGTGCACCCCGTGATGAAGGCCAGATCCTTGTGGCGGATGTTGTGGTCGTCGAGGAAGGCCTGAAGGTTTCTCATTGGTCGCCCCAGTGGTCAGGGTTGTCGTATGGGTCGGGCGCCTTCTCCTCCGGCCAGAGCCAGAGGATTAGCAGGGTCATCGGGATCCCGAAGATCAGGGCGTCTATGAGCATTTGAGGGCCTCACGGGCTTGTTGGCGGGTGGTGTGGTAGGTGAGGATTCCAGAGGGCGTGAGAGCCCTCCAGTCTCCTGACGGGCGCTTCTGGACCCAGCCAGCCAGCGTTGCGTCGTCCCGCAGGACCGCGTAGACGGGGTTCATGCGAACACCTTTGCGCGTACCTTGGCGCTCAGGTTCTGGCGGGTCGAGCCGACCTTGCATTCCTCGACCTGCTCCTTGGTGATGTAGCCGAGCTCAAGAGCGCGCTCGACCTTGAAGGTCTTGGTCGCCGTCAGGCTGTAGTCGAGGAAGAAGTGGTCGCCATTGACGACCGCCTTGAGGTCTTCGCCAGCAGCCGCCATGCAAGCGGTGAGGGCTTCCTCCTTCAGGGCCTCGTACTGTTTCTTGAGGGCTTTGAACTCAGCCTCGATCTGGGCGTAACGGTCGGCGAGGGGGGCGTCTTCGTTGATGAACATGTTGGTCTCCGTTGGTCTGGTTGGTTGCTACAGGGTCAGAATACAGGGTCCGTGGGTGATTGCAAGAACTATTTTCCGCTTTTTACCTGTTCGACTGCTTTTTTTAGGTCGGCGAAGTCTTCGTGGGCGAGGAAGCACTTCGCCATGGGGTGCTTGTTGTCATAGGCGACTAGGCGAGCTGCGTTCTTGTCGCTGGGAACCGCACGATAGGCGTTCAGAAGCTTGATCATTCCCGGTCCTCCAGCTGATCCATCAGCGCGTCAATCGCCTCTCTGGGAGTGGCGCCGTACCCGATCGGGTCCGTGTCCTGCCCGTCGTAAGTGTTGTCGTCCACGGCGCACCAATCCCAGCTGGGATGGGGCGAACCAAGAACGGCGTGGACGATGATGCGGTATTCGGTGACCATGGCTCAGGCCTCCTGCTCGGAGACCTGAGGCGCGTAGACCTCCTCGATCTTGACCACCACCCAGCGATTGCCGGTGGTGGCGGTGCGTCGGTCTGCCTGCTGCTGGGCAGTGCTGAACCAGCAATAGGTGTCCGCGATGGCGATCTGCTGGGCGAAGGAGAGATCGGAGTCGTTGTTAATGAGGTAGTACATGGTTCAGGCTCCTTCGATGATGTTGAAGACGATCTGGTCGCGTTCGTCCTGCGAGACGCTGAACACGTCGCCGTTGGTCAGTTCGAGGAAGAGGTCGATCTGTTCCTCGCTGGGCTCCGGGGAGCCAATCCAGCGGGCGTAGTCGTAGGCGTCGCGGGCGTCTTGGCGCTTCTGGGCGATGTAGTCGTGGATCTCGATGAACATGTTGGGCTCCGTTGGTTGATGTCCCTACAATAATCTGATTCGTGGGTATTGCAAGAACTATTTTCTGGTTCTTGCAATTATTTTTTAGCGCAAGGCCTCGACACGGTCGAGAATCGCAGCCTTCACTTGGTCGATGTTGTCGAAGTCCATCGCGCCCAGCTCGGTGCCGAACAGGTCACGCACCGCAGCTTGCTTGTCAGCCTCCGTGATGCACATCACACGGTGGCGGGCGTCAACAATCCCTCGGGCGCCATTCGCCTTGATGTAGTCCACAACCCGGCCCTCCGAGGTCTTGGTGACCTTGGCGAAGTAATAGCTGATGCTCCGCTCGGTCTTGAACTTGGCGGTGGTGTAGGAGCTGGTCAGCTCGACGACGACCACGTCGCCGCGCTTGGCCTTGGGATAGCTGCGCAGCTCTTTCAGCTTGGTGAGGGCGGATTTGACAGCGATGGTGTTCATGTTGTGCTCCTGTTATGCTGGTTGGGGTGGGTGGGGGCCGAAGCCCCCGGTTGAATTAAGCGAGAGAGCGAAGGTTATCCGGGAGATCTTCGTAACGACCCCCGCCGCCGAGGATGAAGTGAACGTCTGCTTCTTCTGCGAGGAAAGCGTCAGAGCCGTAGACAGTGCGCCAGAAAAACCAATGGTTTTCGTCAATTTCACCAGCTGCCTTAACGCGATCAGCAAGGCGCTTGCACTGGGCCAGAGAAAGGTCGCTGCGCTCATGGATGAACACCTCGCCCTTGGGGGTCTCGGCGACAACGACAAACCCCTTGCAGCCGGGGAACAGTTCGTTAGAAGGGCCGGTGGTTACATTGATGATCTTGGTCATGTTGTGCTCCGTTGGGTTGGTCTGTTTCGATGACCCTTTGTCTCATATCCCCTGATTCGATGCAAGAACTATTTTCTCCTTTTCTGATCTTTTTTGAAATTATTTTCGTCCGTGCTATATTCCCAGTCGAAACAAGGAGCCAGACATGCCAACCTCGTCTAGCTATACGCCTGAAATTGCTGCAAAAATCTGCGAGCGCATGATCGAGGGCGAAGACATCGTAACTATCTGCAAAGACCCAGAAATGCCCAGCCGGAGGACCGTCTATCGGTGGATGGATGAGCACCCGGAGTTCGACACACAGTGCGCGCGCGCACGCGAGGGATTGGCTGATTTCGAAGCCCACAAGATCGCCGAGATTGCGACCAAATGCACCCCCGAGTCAGCTCCGGCTGATCGGGTAAAGCTTTCGGCCCTGCAATGGCTGGCGTCGAAGCGAGCCCCGAAGAAATGGGGCGAGAAGATGGAGGTTGACGCCAAGGTCGAGCTGACCGCCAACCCGACCGATAGCTTGTTCGCCTTCCTCGCCGCCGTCGAGAAGACCAAGACCGATGGATGATCGGTTCGATCTTCAGGCTGCATATATAAAGCTGAACCCGGTCGAGCGAGCAATCGCCGACTGGCAGATGTCGTGGATGATGAAGCGCCTGCCCCACCAGATCCCCCCGGAGGCAGCCGACTGGGTGATCTGGCTCCTACTCGCAGGCCGTGGCGCCGGTAAGACCCGCACCGCCGCCGAGGTGCTCGGGAAGTGGGCCACCCTTCAGCCTGGCACCCGGTGGCTGGTCTCGGCGCCCACATATGGCGATCTGACCGGCGTCTGCTTTGAGGGCGAGTCGGGCCTGATCAACTGTATCCCCCCATCCCTGATCGAGACCTACAATCGCTCCGAGGTCGAGATCAAGATGATCAACGGCAGCACGATCAAGGGCATCACCGCCGAAAAGCCCGAGCGCTTCCGTGGGCCTCAGTTCCACGGCGGGTGGCTGGATGAGCTCGCCGCCTGGCAGCGTGCCGACGAGGCCTTCGACCTCCTCATGTTCGGGATGCGCCTCGGGGATCGGCCCAGGCTGATCTGCACCACCACCCCGAAGCCTAATACGATCATCAGGAATTTGCTGGCCCGAGAGGGCAAGGACGTGATCGTCACGCGGGCGAGCACCTACGAGAACCTTGCCAATCTCGCACCCACCTTCCGGGATCAGATCCTGCGATACGAGGGCACGACCATCGGGCGCCAGGAGATCCACGCCGAGGTGATCAGCCCTGAGGAGATGGGCGTCATCCGCCGGTCGTGGCTGAAGCTGTGGCCCCACGATCGGCAGCTCCCTGAGCTCGAGTTCATCGTGATGTCGCTCGACACGGCCTTCACGGAGGAGACCGGCAGCACC